CTCTACTATAATTTATACAAATTTATTTCTATATTCGGTAAAATCTATTTGCATAGGATCTTCTTCTTTATCATTATACCGAATTACATAAAACATTTTGTTTTTGTTTGGTACAAATTCCATAACTCTGGTATCTGTATCAAATACATGAAATCCTTTACGTTCATTAACATCACCAAATGTTATTTGATATGGTGTGCCCAAATAGGAGATGTTTTTGTCAGTTTGTTTACAATGAAAGTGTCCGGAGTAAACGTGTTCAAATTTAGAAAATAAGGATGGATCTGTTCCTTCTTCGTGCTTTACACCCCGCAAAACTTGATAACCCACAAATTCAAAATGTCCAAGAACAAAATCTGCTGAATTGTTTTTGATAAACTGCAACACTTCTTCACTGTTTGCTTTGTTTAACCACGGTACAAAAATAAAATCAACACCACCAAAGTTTATTTTTGCTGGTGAAAAATCATAAATGTTGAAGTCGCCTTCAAACAATTCTCGAAGTGAGTTAATATCGTTAGTATTTCTGAAATAGGTATCGTGATTACCCGCAATACAATGCATTTCATAGTTACCCTTTTTTAATTTATCTATAAAACGCTTACGTACTTGATTTAGAGTGTGAAAATTTACAAACTTCCGTCTATCCATTAAATCACCTAAATGGATAATTGTTTTAATATTATGTTCTTCCAAGTATGGGAAAAATTGATTCTCAAAAAAGTCTAAGAAATGATCCAAAAATAATGGTGCATCATTTCTTGCTCCAAAGTGAGTATCCGCAATAAATGCAATTTTCATTCCATTATTCCTTTGCGCTTTTTCTTCTTCTTTTTAATCTTTGGTTTTTCTTCTTCTATATTTTTAAAATAGTTTTCTTCTTCTTCGCTTATTCCCATATGTTTTAAATACTCTGATAAATCACCTTTGGTATCTAATGATTTTAGATATTTGTACTTTATGAGATTTTGTTTCTTTTCTTTTTGTATTCTACGAAGAAATGCATAATAAATTATTTGTGTAAAATATGAAAAAGGATTATTAGATTTTGTAGGATCGAAGTTTGAACAATACATCAAGCAATTTTCTACACCATCTCCAATCATATCATCTTTAAATGGATAATTCATAAAGTTTGGTTTCTTTGCCAAATTCTCTGCAATTTCCATAAAACATTGTCCAATATATGGAGTAACAGGGGGAATAGGATCTCCCACTTCTTTAGATTCGTTTACTTTTTCTTTCCATTCAACCATCTCATCAAAAAACATTTTATTGTTAATGTAGTGAGATTTCTTTTCTATTTCTTTTACAATTTCTTCGGGTAATGGTTCTTCTATGGTATCTTCTACCCGTTTCTTTTTCTTTTTCTTTTTCATAATATACTCCACTGCTTGATGCTGTAATGATACATCAAAGCAAAACCAAATCAAGATATTTCTGAAAGTTTTGCCTTGACAGATTGTGCAAACCCCATATAATTCACTGTGCCGGTGGATACCGGGCCGTTCAATATATTACTTGATGTAATCATTCGGATCGGGCGACCAGTCATCGGGATTATTTCCAAAAACATCAGAAGATGAATCATTTTCCGAAATATCTTCATCAATTTCTTCAATTGAATCATCATCGAATTCTGGTCCCATTAATTCAATACCATTTTGTTCTAAAAATTCTATTAATTGTTTTGCAACATCTATAGGAAGATTTAAGTTGAAATTAGCCATTCCGGGTGGAACTTTTTGTCTAAATGGATTAGGCATTCCGGGAAGAGGTGGAAATCCAGGAAAAGGTATTTGAGGGGGATTTTGTTTTGGTAATGTCTCGTCTTCTTTTTTGAGTTGTTTGTAAATTTCTGGCATATCTTGCTTGAATTTTTCAACTTCATAGCAGTTTAAAATCTTTGCATCTGGTTTCCAAGATGCGGCAATTAAATCTGTTGATATAGTAATATCATTTTCAATTGAAAAATCTGCCCAATTTCTCATCATTAAAACGTCCGATGTATTTGAAGTCATTGGATCTACAACAGTAACCAATTTAAATATCATTGGTCTGTGAAGTGATACCGTTTTTTCATCCGTGGAATTTATTTCTGAAATAATGGTATCACTATTTTTCAATTTTATTATTTTATATTCTAATTCCATTCCTACTCCTTTATTGGAATATTTATTTTACGGTAATCAAACTTTTCATGTTCGTATATTTTTAGTCTTTCCAGAAAGTGTCGCAAAGTATGGTTTTGATACGACTTCCAAGATAAGTCATCTGCTATGTCATATAATTTTGCTTTGTCTTTAAATTCTGACTTTCTTAATTGTCTACCAATACTTTGTAATACTCTAATCCTGCTTTTGGAAGGAGAAGAGAATACTATATTATGTAGTCTTTTTATTGAAATCCCTGTACTAAAAGTACCATATGAAGCGACTATAATAGCGTTTTCTTCCTTTTCTACGATCTTACGGATAGTTTCTCTATCTCCTGCTTCAGTTCCTCCGTAAACAAAGAAAACTTTCTTTTTATCAGCCTTAGATAAAATTTGATGTAATATTTTGCCATGTTTTTCCACAAATTGAAAAAGAATTAGGGTATTACCCTTTAATGATTCTGCTAAATTGCATATAAAGTCATTACGTTTTTCATTTTGTACTAACCAATCAATCTCTTCAGCATACTTAAGTTTTTTACAACTTTGTCTAATATCTGGTGGATACCCAAGAACAATACAATCAATATTTAATTTTGAAAGTAGATCTTTATCCATTAGTTCTTTTGTACTTGTTACTTTATGTACTCTTCCAAATAAACCCTCGATTACAAGTTTATGAGTAAAAGTACCATCAAGAGTACCTGTTGTACCTATACGATATGGACAACTGGTAAGTTTAGTCATGATAGATGTTAATGATTTTGATTTAAACAAATGGCATTCATCTCCTATGACAACTTCAAAGTCTTTAAAATAAGAAGCAGGCATTTTATGAATACTTTGCCAAGTGGAAATAACTACTTGTTTATCTGTTTCTTTTTCTTCCCCACCGTATATTTTATGACAATACTTTCTGAGTTTCCATGAAGAAGATTTCGAGTATTCAAAAAAATCTGAATACATTTGAGTTACTAATGAAATTGTGGGAACAATAATTAGTATTTTCTTTTGAGAGTTTATTTTGTCAAGATAATAACGAACAAGAGTGTAAATAATTAAACTCTTACCCGAACCCGTAGGAGAAAGTAAAAGACATCTATCATGATTAATTGCATGACAGATGCCTTCAACTTGGTGATCGTGTAATTCAAAAGGTATTTGCAATAATTTTGCAAATTGAATTACTTCTTCTGGAGTGATATTATTTTTTCTCTGAGTTTCCGGTCTTGTAATGCTATACGATCTATCCTTCGCAAATTGGACGACATAATCTTCCAAACCTGCGTAGATTTCCTGTTTATAGATGTTGTATAGTTTGATCTGTCCATCCCACATTTTATTCCGAAACGCAGGCATGAATTTATGACCAGGTACTTTGAATGTGAAAAAATCGGAAAGTTCTTTAGCATACCCTTTATCACACTTTACCTTTATAAAAACAGAATCAACTGGTTCAATTATTAAATCACTCATCTAAGTATTTATGACATCACAATTCCCCATTTATAAACTTACGCCAAGTAATGGCATCGCGGATGTGATATTGGCGATTAGAAATCATTTTAATAATTGATTCTAAGTAGTTTACTTTTTCTTCTTGTACAAATACTCTATCTCTTCTTTGATTTAAATCTGTGTCAGATTCCATATACAGCTCAATATCTTGTTTTAAAATACGAAGTTGGAACGGTTCCCATTCCAATTCCTTCAACTGTTCTTCTGGCATCTTACCAGTATAGTATTCCCATTTAAGTTTTGTTAATTCAGAAAGTTCATTTTTCCATTTACGAAGAATAAGTTTTTCATCATATAACAAATTAAGATACTTACCGTGTAACTGAGGAATTCTTAAAGATTCGACATCAAGTTCATCATCTTTAAACTTTAAATCGACTTCAACCATTTTTTTAATATCATCAAATAGCATAATTTCTCCTAATAGGAGTATACAACAACTCTCACAAAAATCAATTAAATATTTTGGCGTAATTGCTCTACTGTAAATCCACTGTGAGCAAATGTAATCGATGCTATTGCTGGATTAATATCACTAATTGTGCTATCGAGATTTAATCCTGCAATAGTTAATGGAAAACAATTTCTATATGTAAAATTTAATAAAGATAATGATTTACTATTCATAACAATTATAGAAATATCAGAAAATCTATCACTTTCTTTTGGTAATTGATTTTTAAATGTATCAACAGGTGTTATTACTTTTAACCAATTGTATATTTCTAACCAATTTGACATATCTTCATTTACTATAAAATTCACAGTTAAATCATCGTGTGTTACTCTGCCAGGTGTTCTTTTAATATCAGTAGCAAATGGACTTGGTTGTGAAATTGCCGAACTCTGCACACCCGGCAAATTTACAGATTGACAAAAATAAACTAAATGTGGAGTCCGGTGCAATACCATTTTATATTCATTTAATTGCATCGGATTTACCGATTTTGGTTGACGTTGTATTGCGTTTGAAATAAAATTAGACATATAAAACTCCTACAAGTATCTATAAAACGAATAAGGGGTTCCTTTCGGAACCCCCTATCGAAGTGTTAATTATTCTCTACTATTAGGCTG